ACCTGAGCACGTTCTAATGGATTGCCGCGAAGGAAATCATCTAAGTCGAATCTGATTTGAGATGTACTTGGGCAAACGTCTGGGAGTGATAGGCGGCTCTCAATGGCTGCAAGAATTGGTCGTAGAGAAAAATCGACAAGCGAACGTCTTTCAGAAGTAGCATTTGAATAAGTCATGCTGGTGTTCTCTGCTGAAATAAAATAGGCCGGGATTCCTGCTGCTCTGGAAATTTCCAAGGCCACGTAGGAACGCCCCTCTACGAGTTGCAACGCCTTTGGATCAAAGCCAACTGATTGCATGTCGATGTCTGCATTGAGGAATGCTGTTGATCGTGTAGCTCTTGAATTGCGCCATGCTTCAAGAAGTTTTGCAATTCTTTCAGAAGTTAAATTTGTTCCGTTGCTCTTGAGCACCATTGATGGGATTGGCTCTTTGGCATAAGACAATGCAGCCTTCTCTAATTCAACTGCGGCAATAACTGTTCGACCTGCGCGATTAAGGAAACCTTCATCTGCTCCATCGAAGCGCATGATTGAACCGACTCCAGCAATAGGAGCGACTTTGCCATCAACGTAGTAACCTTCAATTTCAGTCATGTCCAAGTTGTACTTAGCCATCACTCGCTTAGGTTCAATGCGTGTCCATGCACGAACTCTGCCATCTTCTGCATAGGCATCGAGCACTAAACCAAAGCCAACACCGTATAGCCAAATGTCTTCGGCCAACCAGTTATAGACAACGAATCCTGCAACGCGTGGATCAGGTTGATTGATAACACGCAACGGTTCAATGTGTGCGCCGGTAATTCTGTTGTATTGCTCTAATGGTAATGATCCGATTGTTCCGCAAATAATGTTTCGCGCTCTTGCAACTGCCGGAACTGACATTGCTGTTGCACGATCTACAGTTGTAGGAGCATTGAGTAATCCATAGACTGAAGTGGAAAGATTGAATGGCGCAAGGGATGCCTCAACATCTGAAGCGTTTTCAGCTACAGATGGAGCACCTAAAAAAAATTCTTTGAGTCCCATTGAGGGTTAATTGTACACTAACCTACCATAATATCAGACTCAGTTTCACCTCGCGCCGCAAAGTGGCAAACCATTGCCATAGCAACCGCCGCGCAGATTGTAGCATTGGAAACTTTGCGACCTAAGTACCAACCGCCATCTCGGAATGGAAGCTTTACTGCTGAGAGGACTTGTCGATTGAACTCGTCATTGTCTGGGTGCCGTAGTCGTGCTGAGGTAATCGCGGAAAGCATTTCATCGCAAGCTTGACCATAGAGTGCGCCATCGATAGGCGTAGTCGAAATACCAGCTGGCGAAAGTAAAGCGGCAACAGCCCCGGATGTTTGACGACTAAACGCCACAGTTTCAGTTTGGTATTTCCTGACTTCATCGGCGACTTCATTTGCGATTTGCTTTGAGTCGAGATTGACTGGGTTCGTCCACGTCCTGAGAAGTACAACATTGATCTGGTCTCCTTTTTGTTGAGCCGCTATAAGTGCTCCTGCTTTTCTATCCGGACTTAGATCGATGGCCATCCAAGTCATCTCCTCTTTGTCCAATCTCAATTTCTTATCTGCCAAGGCTGACCAGTTACTAGGATTGATAGCTGGATTGACAACCGATACCCACTGACAAAGTAATTCGGTGCGGACGATTGATTCTTCATCCGACATAGCCGCTTCGAGATTGTCGATGCTGATTGTGTGGCCCAAACTTGGATTTGCTTGAGCCCAAGCATTTCGATCTCGAATATCACAGCCCGGTTCAGCACTCCATTCAAACCAGCCAATCTTGTCATCTGCTCCAGATGCCGCAGCTAGTCCGCGTTCTCTTAATCGATTCAAGACTATTGAATGTTGGTCTCCAGCATTACTAAAAATTAAAGTTTGAGGATTAGGCGTTGCCATCTGGGTATATCGAAGCGATGACCAGACTTCATCATCGTGGAACTCTCGAACTTCATCCATGTAGATTGTGTCCGGTGCTGCAATACCGCGAGAAGCTGAGTTATTGGCTCGAACTAAATATCTGCCACCGGATTTGAGTTTGATTTCCTGTGATCCTTTGGATTCATACTTCTTTCCAAAGTCCTCAACCAGATGAGCATGTCCTTGGATAGTGTCATCAATCTTCCAGAAGATTTCAGATGATGTAGTCAGTTTGTGCGCTGTGTGGACTTGTAATTTCTGCTGTAAAGCAAACATTCTCCACAGAATCATTAGCTGCATGAATGTACTTTTGCCATTCTGCCGGCTAATAATTACGCCTACTTCTTTGAAAAACCACTTGTCATCTTCATTGACTTTGCAAATTTCATGCGCCAAGAATTGCTGCCAAGGTAGGAGTGTGTAGCCGATTGACTCACAGAATTCAATGAAATCGATGCCATAACTGGGTAAATCTGGGCTTTGAGTCCATATCCGTGGCTCTACAACACCCCGGTAAGCCGTTTGAGGCCCTTCTGAGCGTGTTTTAGCCTTATTAGGTGTTATCACTCGGATTCATCCTGATAGTGGCTTATTGAGTCATTTCTAGGGGTAAAAGAACCAAGGAGGGTCGTGGGTGTTCTGTGCCCATCAAAAAACCTACCCCCTTTGCGTAAATTACAAGATTCACAAAGTAATTGAAGATTATATAACGAATCATCTCCACCAAGCTTACGCGGAATTATATGATCAACATGATTGCCATCCATGCCACACATCTGGCATACACCATCACGTCTTATGACTATCTCTCGAAGCTTACGCCATTGAGATGTTGAACCATTGGATCGAAGTGCTGACTGCTTACTCAATGCCATCCCTTACGCTGCCAGTGCTTCCACGCATTACACGCTGAGCCTTCATATCTATGATTTAAGTATCTCATGTGTAGCTGTATCTGTTGCATTGGATTCATGTCTTTAGCCATTGGATTCTTAATCTGTAATAGTCCATAGACTTTATTCTTTGAATTGATATTACCGATTGCTTTGTAATCCCATGCCGACTCTTTTCCTATAAGTAATCTAAGACATCGAGCTTCTTGTTTAGGCATTGTTGCATTGATGTATTTCTTAGGATTGTAAATGTATTGATCTATTGAGCCTGTGTTTGCCGGTGCCATAGGTGCAAACAGAGTTATCCCGATAACGATGGCTACCGAGCGAACTAACCGCTTCACGGTTCGCTCTGAGCCCCTGATGGGCTCTAGCCCTCTGAGTGTACCGACTGGGTCAAATTGATTGAGCATGGCTTCCTAACTAATCTCATTATATGGACAGTGAATTAGGTCACACTTTATAAGCAATCCTCATTTCTATATGTTTAATTTTTGCACCAAATGCATAATTACATCGAGAACAAGCTGCTACTAAGTTTTTTGGATCATCAGTTCCACCTAATTCAATAGGAATCACATGATCTACTGTATAAGCCTCATCACCACAATAGACACATAAATTGTCATGCATTTTAAGAATGATTTCCCTACGCTTTTTCCACATCCTTGATGATCCATGAGCCCTTGATGGATATATACCTAACATGACTGGATGAAATGCAGGTAATCTGCAAGTAATGGGTTCTGGAATACCTTCGACTTGGATTTTAGAATTTATGCATATTTCCTTTAATTGTCGTCCAGTAATTGACAATCGTTGCTTGTACAGTTTTTGCTCAACGGCTTTTCTTGAACGATTCAGTTGCTCACAAAGCCATTGAACTGTTCCGCTTTTGTAGTTATTTTTTAGCCAATCCAATTCTTCCTGAGTCCACAAATCGCCTTTAGCCATTTTTGTCCGTACTGTAGAATCCTTTGCCTTTGAATACTAAGCCAGGTACTGAATAGATGCGATTGGCCTGAGCACCACAATCTGTGCATCGAACTAAATCATGATCCATAGATAACTCTAATTCCATCTGGGTATTGCATAATGGACAACGATATTCATACATTGGCATTATCGGCTTCTTCTTTCCCACAGCTCTTACACTTCCAATTCTTTATCATCCAGTCACCACATTGATTACATCGAACTAAAGCCTTTTCCCAGTCAATATCGGCTGGAATCTTTGTATAACCTGCTTTTCGAAGTAACTGCACCAAATCGACCAATGACAACATACAGACAAACTCACCGACTGATGCTTCCCCTTGACCATTAAGTCTAAAACACGCAAATCCAAGTTTCCCCGACTTGTCAGTGCGTGACTTGATTTGGCGCAGTGTCCCTTTGATGTCAAGTGAGTTTCTCGCCTTTATCTCGACGTCGAACGGAACGCCTTGAATATCAGCACCTTGACCACGACCGACACTAGCTGCATGCCACCATTGCTGCAAGTACATGGCGACAATGCGTTCGGTCGCATAACCTCTATGCTTGCGGTGTTGGCTTTGCATTTATCGCGAAACATTTGATACAGCGTAGATATATTTCATCAAGTGCTGTTGGAGTAATAGCCAAAGGTTCATTGCAAAGATCGCAATAGATAACAATATCTTGAGGTTCTTCGAACTCTCCGCCCATGACGGTGGCTGTTCCATTATCAAAGATTACCATTTCACCCATAATTATGCCCTCGCCTTCTGTTTGACCCAGTTGCCAGAACTGGAGATTTCATACCAAATGATTTCTTTGTCCTTGTCGCATCGAAGCATCGCTCCGGTAGTTGCACCAACACATTTGAAGTGACCCCAAGCCTTACCAGCCTTAGTCTGACCTGTTTTCCAAACCATCTCACCATGTTCGCATCGTGGGATGTCTTTGTCAGTAGTGCCGCCTATAATGTCTTTAACTATTGATACTGCTTCAGCTGAAGTTGCTGGCATTTCAACTGTCTTGATTGTCCAGGGATCATCTTCCTTTTCAACTGGAACATACTCCTTTGGAGTAGCCATCTTTGACTTTGTAGCCTTAATCATTTCTTCGCGACTAGGGCCATGTTTTTCAGTGCCAATGTTCGCATTCTTCATGGCAATCCCAACGCTGGAAGTTTCGCAGTTCTCCAAAGCAAAGTCCCTGTTTACGCCACGCTCTGAAACTTCCTCTTTTGCATGACCGGTTGAGAATGGCTTTTCATCTGTCCAAAGACGATACAGAGATGTCTTAACAATAAAGCGCGTGTCGCTCCATTCCAAGATTTCTGTCACAATCGAACCATCTGGATACTTTTCCCAGAACAATTTGATGCGCTCTTTAACTGTGGTGTAGTCCTCTAAATTAAACATAGAACTCATCTTCTTCCGTTTGTAGTTGAACTGCTATTGCGAGATAAGCGATTGCATCGATGTAGGAATCGACATGGCTGGGAGTCTCTTGGATTCTTGAGAGTTTGACTTCGACCATTGCAAGCGCAGCTTGAGAGTCTGTGACCTTCTGTTCAAATAAACAGGATAACCTTTCAGCGATCCGACCTTGATTGATTCTAGGATGACCGTAGATACGACCACGATCTTGCATGATGTCGATTGCATTGATAAGTGCCTCAGTGGCTTTCATCGACCCACCTGCTCATAATGCTTTCGGATGGCTTTACGACCATCGACAACACCGCGGTCATATCCGGTTTCTTGACCTAATCGAAATGCTGTATAGATTGCAAAGCAAATTCCAATTACAGTCAAAATAGTTAATGAGTTCATTTCTGCTCCCTTTG